CATAGAATAACAAATTTCAATACCAATAGCTGTGCGATTACCTGAATTCAAACCTATACCATCACCTGTATGAAACGCATTACGATTAAAAGGAATCGCTTGTACTACCTCTTTATCATCTACTGCAACATGATAAGATACGTAATTACGATTACCGTTCATATAAGCGACTTCATTACGTGCAGTCGCAGTGTTTCCTGTATTGTGAATCGCTAACTTATTAGGTTGCATATAATACGGTGCCTTATACGGGTATAAATACGATGGTGTCCACATATTAACTATTTTGTATCCCATAATGAACCCTCCTCAATATCTGCTTCTAATCCAATAAATTCACCTTTTTCATGATTTTGTAATTCAATGTTTTCAATTTCTTTTTTAGATACGTCGCCGATGCCTTCAAGTTTTTCTATATCGTTTAAATTCATTCTTATTTCAGCCCTTTCTCTTTAAGGTATTCCTCTTGCTCACGTGCTGACTTTTTAACGATAAATGTATTCTTCCACACGCCATACGCCACTAATGTTAATGGTACGCCTGTATTTAACACGTTAATCCATGCGTCCACTGTTTGCGGATTAATCCATTCCGCACTAATTCCGCTAGCTTGTAACGCTAGATATAAAGCACCTACAAAGCCACCGATTAAAGCGATAAATTGTTTGATTTTATCTTCCATATTTAATCCTCCTCAAAATAAAAAGCCGACGCAGTGCGCCGACCTCAATTTAATTATTATTTGCATTTCCCCCACCAAAAACATGTTAACCAAGTAGCGGTTCCAAATAAGCTAAACATAATAACTCACCTCCTTATTTAAGAAAGAACATCTGAAAGAGAGAATGGAGAAAAGGTATAGCTATGGTTAAACCTATACCTATCTGCCAACGTTTTGTTTCTTTAGTGTCTTTTGATTGTTGCTCTAACTTTGATGATTGTTCTTTTCTTTCTTCACTTTGTTGAATGAGGTCTTTTCTAAAATCTTTCATGGTGTAATTGAGTTCTTGATTAATTAATTTCTGTTCATACTGCCCTTTGTTAATAGAATCTAACTTATCGTTCAATTCCTTTAGGCTTGATTCTAAGTTTTTATCTTTACTTTTAAGCTCTTTAATATCTCTTTCAACTGCATCAAGCCGTCTGTTAATTACGTCCACACAAGCATCACCCGCTTTCCGGTTTATAACGGCTCAAATTATTATTCCATCTCTTCTGAATAAGGTTGCCCCTGCTCGTCAAACTTAGTACGCGTCACATCTTGTTTAACGTAATACGTTTTTGTGCCGTTGTTAAAAATTCCTGCGAGCATGTTTTGCATTGCACATACCTTTTTAACTTGTTCCTCATCTTTAAATTTGTACGCATTTGCAGGCGATGCACCACGAACAAAACTATTTGAATAGTTCTGCATTAATGCGCTTTCTTCACCATTTTTGTTAGACTCTACCAAGTAAAATTCTGTAAATTGTTCCATTATAAATTCCTCCTAAATAATTTTTATAATAAAAACGCCTAACTATTCGTTAGACGCTTCATTATCGTTATTTAATCTTGCTTGTGTTTCAAAGTTTGCTAAATTTAATGTTAATTCAGCATTTTTGCTTACTAACGTCTGTATCAATGCATTTAAATACTTTACTTCTTTTAATAGTTGGTTTTTATCCAAGTTTTCTAAATTCATTTAATCACCTCCGATAAAACATCGAATTTAGTTTTTAAATCTGCAATCTGTTTTTGTAATCCATTGTTTTCTTTCGACAATTCTTGTATTCCTAAAATCGCCCATGTAGCGATTTTCTGAACACTAATCGCCTTTCCGTTATTTACTGAAATAGAAGGGCTATCTTCAGCAATAAAACCAATGTCGCCATCTGTATTGCCATCTTGTAAATCACTAATATAATCGTATTTTACAGGTTTTAATTGATTTATAGTTTCTAATCCATTTTTTAAATCTTCTATGTTTGTTTTTAAATGTCTAGAAGACGCTTTTACAAAATCTTTTGCTTGTGCAGTAACAAAAGTGTTTGATTTATATCTTGTAAATCTTACTCCTGTTTTTCCTTGCAAATAAGCATCACCGTTTTCAAAAGCAACACGTCCTACGCCGGAAACATCAAAATCCGATGCAGTAATTGTTGTAAGTGATGACCCCTCTGAATTAAGTGCTTTGACTTGATTGCCTCTCAAATGTACTTCACCAAAAGAAGATTTTAAACTAAGATGTCTATTGTTTGAAAGAATACCTAAATGTCCATGTTCGGCGCCATCATAAGCTTGTAACATAATATACTGCCCACCGTTACCTGCTTGGGAAGTAAAGCCACTTTGACGTTTTAAAACTAAGCTAGCGCCATCATTAACAACTTCTACACCGCTACCTAAAAATTGAGTATACCAAGAATTAGAAGATTCAAAAGACAAACGATAGCCCGCTTCAATTTTTAAGTCTTGACCCGAATAAACATGCATGCCTTGACCAAACACATCACTGCTATATGTTTCTTCGGCGAAAAAATCAATAAAGCGGGCGCCTCTCTTATCCGGAGACATGCTGTGTACTTCCCTTTGGGTCGTTATTGTTTTATCGGTCAAAGCAAGCCAACGCTCAATATTTGTTAATTTTCGATTTCCAAATTGTTTAGAAATCAATCCTGAACGATAAACACCATTCCAAGATTCCGTGAAAGCCTCGTAAGTGACACTACCTTGCGGAAAAGTACGTACAAATGACCCTGTAGAACGTATTTTACCACCGCTTAAAATGGTTGATTCGCCGTCTTGCGAACCACTTATTGTAGCACGATTTAAATCAATATCAGTTGCTTTTAAATATTCAATAGTTGCTTGTTTGCTAAAAAGTTTGTCTATATATGCATCTTTAATCGTAGTTATACCGTTTTGAATGATAACGTCGCCATCGTTAACAATAAATTTAGTTGTATCAAATTTAATCCCCTCAGGACCAATTGTGTGAGATTGAATCGAACCATTTTCATCGTAAGTCATCGTTAGTCCAGTCGTCGTATTTACAGTCAAATCAGCAATCACACGTGACAATGTCTTTTTACTAGCATTGAGCTCTTCTTGCGTTGCTCTTAACGCAATATCTTTACCATTTTGAGTTAAGCGTGTTTCATGTGTATCTAGCGTTTGATTTACATCACCAATACCACTGTTATACTCACTTAATGTCACTCTGTCGCTAATCTCATTACTTAATTGTTGTCGATGTGTTTCAGCGTTGTCTAAGCGTTCCACCACACCTTGTAAATTAGATGTATATTCTGATTGACTCACTTTATTATCAATCGAATCAGACATAATTTGCAGTTGTGCTTTTTGCTCACTTACTTCGTTTTTCAACGGCTTTAATTGCTCGTCTAGCGTGCGTTGAACATCTGTTTTAGTGGCAGTTAATAACAAACTGTCTTGTAACACTTTGATGCTGTTTTCGGCGTTTGTCGTGCGTATTTTGATAGGTTCTAATCTATCGTTAAGCGATTCGCTGTAAGGTGTTGCTTTAGTTCCTCGTTCAAGTTTAAAATTTGTTATCTCCACTAAATTTGAACTAATTGGATATTTAAGCGTACCATCGTCCGTGTAAAAACCGGCATAAGCAACAAATCTGTGGTCTGTTATTTCAGGCGCTACAAATGTGCGAGTATACTTAATTTTGTTTCCGACTTTTCTTTCAACGTCTTGATAAGAAAAGACTCTATCTTTAGCCATTGTATTACTATAAAAAATAATTCCGTGTTTTTTAGTATAAGGAACTTCTTTTTCAGACAGTCCTATGATTTCCATTTCATAAGAGTATGTGTATGTTTCACCAGGAATTATAATAGCTTTTAGATAATCAGCAGTATATAGATTTGTAGCATAATATCTTCCTTGAAAAGATTTTGTTGAAACAATGTCTTTGTTTATCGAAGTAGGACGACTTGAATTGTATGAATCAAGCAAATTCACACCGTCGCCCAAACCATCGATTTTTTCATTTACGGAATGGACTGATAACGTGATTTCGTCTTTTAACTGCAATAACTTCGCATCAACTTGATTATTCAAAATCTGATTTGCGCCATTAATTTGGTCTGTCAAGTTTTGTTGTAATGCAATTTCAATCTCGTTTATTCTTTCTTCATTTGGGATATTGCCAGTTAATTGTCCGGTTTCTGCGTCCCAATTGCCACCTGGTAATGCTGCTGCGATTTTTTTCATTGCTTCGTTATATTTTTTATCAGTGTATTGTGATTGTAGCAATTTAAATCGCTCATCAATCGCAATTTTTGTGTTTTCAACAGTGATATATAACGCTTGCATTTTCTCGCGGTATTTCAAAAATAACGCTTGTGTATCGATAAGTTTTCCAATCGTTGCCGTTTCTGATGTCATGCTTTCAAGATTCTGCTTGATCTCGTTAAACACGCTGATAGTATCGTTCAATTTGCTATTTACTTCTGCTTTTATATCAGTGTCAACAAGATATTCAGATTCTAAAACGTCAGACACTTCATGTATCAATCTACTATGTTGAATCGTTAAATTTACGAATGTATTACTTAACCCGCTATATAACGCTTGTTCACGTGTTATAGCGCCCACATCATTTGCATTTTCAGCTGATGACTTAATCCACTCACCATTCCAATAACGACGCAATACAGCTACTTTAGGATTGCTTGTATCTAACCACAGCAAATCATTGACCGGATTGTCCGGTGGCGTATCACCTTTTAAAATCTTAGGTTCAAAATGCTGTAATTCACCCTCTAATGATTCTTTAACGATTGTATTAACATTCGTAAATTTATCATTCAATTTTTGTTGAATGGAATCAAGTTTGCGCTCAAAAACGTTTTTTAATGCCTTTTCTTCATACTCAACATATTCACCAAAAGCCCATTCACTTTGACCTGAAATTAAATCGTATTTTTCACCGATAACCTCAGCTTCTAGGTAGAGAGGGGGATTAAATTCTTGATCTTTCACTCTAACTAAATCGCCAATAGCAATTTCATCTTGTGAATACAACTTTTTAACGTCGATAGAAGTAACTTCATAAGTCACCGCTTGCTTTTTGCGTTTATTCAACTCTGTAGTAGCAAGAGTCCTCAATCGTGCTTCTGTCATGCTCTGTTCTTCTGTCTGAGGTTCATAAATGTCCCACAAATAGTGTTCTGGTAAACCAAATTGTGACTGCGCTTCATCATCTTTAACTTCTAAAATGATGCGATTCCCGTTATCTTGTTCAGGTCCTTGTGCAATTAATGCTGTTTTAACTTCTGACATATTAACCGTACGTTTCATTCCGGCAAGGTCTTTACCGTAAACAACCTCTTTCCCTTTAAACAAAGGCGATTTCTTTTTCAATACAACAAAACGACCATCAACAGTATGCGCACCCAATTCGATATAAAAATCTAGCGTCATAGAAAAGGTAGTTTTTAATTGCAATAAAGAATCGTATCTTGATTGATAATTTTTCCATGATGTAGTTTTATTACCACCATATTCAGTTAAATCCGAAGTCTGCCAACCTGTGCCTGCTAAAATTTTTTCAAGCGATTCGTGCGTTGATTTTTTAGATAAAGTCATAGGCTCAATCGGTTTTGCCTTTCTAATATCTTCAAGATATGACGCAACGCATTCAACCTCTGTATAACTACCTTCTTGTTCAACATGTTCGATTATAAATTCTCGATAATTTGAATTACTATCTTGTATAATTATTCTGTTTCTATGTTGCAAATTTGATGCACGTTTAGATAAAATACTAAATTTAAATGTTTCTATCTGTTCATTTAAATTACGTTCATGTTCTGCATATATAACCGCATCATCGTTAGCGCTTATATAATCTATAATTTCATCTGAAAAATTAAGCACATGAATCATGTCTAACCTCCTTTCTATAAGTATCTATCTTGCCATTTAACTGTAGTGTCAAAAATTCCAGGTGGATTAATAACGAGTTCTGTGTGACCTTTTTCCACATTAAAAAATTCAGAACCAAAATCTTTAAAATTTAAAACAGGTTCCCCTTCAATTGTCACTGATTTTTTTTGAGTATCAATAAAGACGGAGTCACCTCTTTTGATAATATAATCCGCAACGCCTTTTTGTTTAGGTAGTTTTTCATAAAGGTAAACCCCAAGCCAATTAATCTCTAAAAAATCTTTATAATCAGCATATCTACCTAAAAACAGAGTAATATGTCGGATTTTTTCTTGAAACAAACCACCCGCATCATAGTATTTAGAACTATGGACATCTGTTGGTGTAGAACGTTTGTCCTTTGAAGGTTCGTCATATTTCCAAGACTTAACAAGAAAATCTTTACCTTTCCTTATCAATTGTATATAAACAGCCATCGCCTTAAAATTTTTAATTGAATAGTGTGTTTTATGCTCGTAAATCAACTTTGATTCTTCCAAATCGTTGTAAGCATAAACTACCACTTTACTATCATTTTTAGAACGAAACTGATTAATAAAACCTATAACAAACCTTAATTTGTTACGCTCATCATACACATAACTAAATGTGGATCTATGTCAAGAATACG